CGTGTCTGTACTGAATGTAGTAAAACCACCTTCTTTAATAACTTGTAGTATTGTGTTAACACGACCGACGAGTTCGTCTCTGTGACTAATAAGAAAGATGTTTTTGTTGCGTTCACGTTCGATCTTTTTAAGAACGCCAAGTGCAGCGTCAACACCATTAGTATCCATGCCACTGTCGATAAGTTCGTCAATAGCAAGGTAGTTAATAGGTGTGTTCATACTTTCAAAAACATCTCTAAAACTCCAGCTAAGTCCAAGTATAAGCCTGTTGCGTTCGCCTCTGCTCAAGTTATCAAAGTCTAGTTCTCTGCCTAATTCGGTGATTTCTACATTAAGATCAGGCTGGAAAGCAACTTCATGTGGAAGTCCTAGTTTAGTTAGATAATAAGCAAGTCTTGAATTCAAATACTGTAAGTTTTGTTCAATGATCCGTTTGCGGATAAAACTGTCTTTGTTTGTTAGCAGTTTGTACAAAAAGTCCTGATGATCCTTGAGTACAGTAAGATCATTCATTGAATTCCAATCAATTTCTTGCATTCCGCTTTCTTTAAGAGATTCAATTTGTTCTTGATAAGTGTCTGTATCATTGGCAATGCGTGTTGCTTCTGCTTGTAAATTGTTCAGTGTGTTTTGATGTTCAAGTGCTTCTTGCAGTGTATTATAGTGTGTAACAGGTATTTGACCTAGTTCTCCTAATTCAGCTAATACTTCCTGCCATTCTTGTTCTTGTGTATTATTAGCAAGAGTTTGCATAACAGCTTCTTGCTTTTGCTCTTGTTTACTTTTTAGTATTTGTTCTTGTTTGTCGTCGTGAATCTCTTGTCCACAAGAATGACACTTGTGTTCTTCAAGTAATTTGATTTCACTGTCGAGTTTATCTACCAAACGTTGTTGTTTGATGTTGTCTTGTTGAATACTAGCTAGCCATTTATCAGCTTGATCTTTGAGGTTTTTCTTTTCGAGGTAATCACTCAACAGTGCATGATTGTTGAGTTCAGTTTGTATATCGATCTTCTCTAATGTGCTTATTTGTTGTTCAATGCTTTGGACATCAGACGTTTGTTTATCTCGCCAAATTTTTTGTCTTCGTTCCAAATCACCAATACTTTTTTCAATCCTCTGATTTGCTTCTTCAATTGCTTTAATTCGATATTCTTCTTGTTTAATTGCATCTTTAGTCAGCCTTTGCTGTTCTTTGAGAACCTCTGCTTTTTCACTGAGCATTGTAATCCCTAGTAGTTGCTCAATAATAGCACGTTGATCATTTGCCCGCATGCTGAGAAAAGGTTCTGTGTATGTGTTTAGTGCAACAATATGTTTGAACATGTCATGACTCATACCAAACAGTTTTTCTATTTGTGCCTGAGTTTGACGATTCTCCCCTTGTGCTTCGTCATCTTCAACATTTTGATCGTTGACAAAGTATTTAAGCACATTTGGCTTTCTTCCTCGTTCAATACGATATTTGACACCTTCTACTTCAAAATCTAACGTAACCAGCATTTGTTTACTGTTAGTTTTGTTTACAAGGTTGTCTTTGCGTATATTAGTTAGTGCATTGCCATAGATAGCATAAGATAATGCATTAATAATTGTTGTTTTGCCTGTACCGTTACGACTTCCATCGCCGCCTAAGTCCAAGTTATTGCCCAATACTAGTGTGAGCCCGTTATCAGTAAAACGCACAGCTTGCGTTACATTACCGACACTCATAAAGTTTTTTATGGTAATATCTTTAAGTGTAATCATAGGGAATTATATATATCTACCAGGATTTTTTTATCGATCATTGCGCTGTCTACAGCATTTAAACTATTATACACGATTTGGTCTACATTTTCAACCTCAATATCGTCTACAACTTTCCAATCCTGTGCATGTTCTTCCTTTTTGCTAGGGATCAACGCTATTTCTCTAACGTTGTACTGTTGACTAAAAGTTTCTTTAATAAAACTTGCTTCTTCATAACTGATATTAATGTCTAGTGATGCTCGACAATAGGTATATTCGTTTAATATAACATCAGGTTCATCAATTAGTCTGCTTAATGAAACTGTTCTATAACGAGGACCGTTCCAGTTAATATATTCTGGAGTGCCTCCCCATTCTAGTTTCATCATTCCTCGATCATCGTCCCACGCATCTGCATAGTTATGACCAAACGGACTACCTAAATAGTGGACGTTGCCTTTGTTTTGTCTTTTGTGAAAATGTCCAGTAAACACATACTCTGGACCTGTCAAATGTTCTGCATTAATACCGCCATGATCAGGCATCTCTACCATTGCGTTCATTTTAAAGAATGGAAGCTCAAAGTGTCCAAACATATAGCGACATTTTGTTTTGCTTAGACTTTTCCATTCATCTCCAACTAACCAAGGTATAAGTGCAACATCGTTTTTAACAAGTGCATCTTCTACTAGTGTTACATTATCAAACAGTCCTGCGTAAGGCAAACTGTTTAAGTCACGTTTTTCACGATAGTAAAGATCGTGATTGCCCATGATCATATACACATGTTTAAATGCACGACTGAGTTTACCTACATTCTCTACACTATGATTTAGTGTGCTTACATTTACACTAGCTCTGTGATGATGCCAGTCGCCTAAAAATATGCAAGTTTCGCAGTCTTGGCTTTGTTCAATGAACCAGTCTACAAAATCAGCACAGTCTTTGTTGTGTTGTTTACTGTTGTTTTTGTTGCCGAAATGTATGTCTGTAAAACATGCGGCTCGATTAAAAAATGTCATGGCTTTCCGTTCAAAGAATTTATACTTTGTACATAATAATTGAAAATTTTAGGGATGTCAACCTATATGTTAAATCCGTGTTCTTTGCGCTCTTTATCAGCTTGCTCGTCCCACTTAGCACGTTCTGCCATTTCGTGTTCGATCTGTCTAGTAAAGCTAGGCATATGACCGTTTTCTTGTAGCAAATCGTCACGTATGTTTTGGTTACGCTTTTCTAAATTTAACACTCTAGTAAAACTATTTGTTACTGCGGCTGTATAATATGCAAAAGGATTTTGTGATTTAAGCTCGTTGAACTGCAATCCAATTTGTGACAATTGCAATAATGCATGACTACGCATTTCATCTACATAAGTGTAACCACGCCAGTTACTACGCATACTATAACGTTCGCATAGTTTGATGTACATCTTTGCTAGATTATTACTAATACTTCCGTGTGTTGTATTAAACTTACCATTATCAAATCCGCCTTCCCAATGACTACGAACAACTTCTTTAAGTTCGTCATTTAAGTAAGCATAGTGTTTGAATGGAGGAAAATTACATTTACTGTGATGATCCGCAGTAGTTTTAGGTTTACTTTTGCGACCAGGCTCTAAAGGTACATGTTCAAATGTCATAACTCTAAATACAAGACTATTTTCATCAATTGTATCTGGATCTACTTTATATGTAATTTGTTTAGGCTTTTGGCTTGCTTTTCTTGGACCCGCATCCCATTCAATAAATGCAGCTTCGTATGCTTGTGTACTAAGTTGTGCTGCACGATTTTCTTTTGCTTGTTGAATTACTTCTGGTTTTTTAATATCTTCGATGTCTTCAACTATAACATCAAATCTACTGTATTCGCTGTCTAAGATACTACAAAAGCTAAGTTTACTTTTGTGTATTTCTTTTAACATATCTTTATTGTTTAAGTAATTTTGCCTCTTCATATTATTTCCTTATAAATTAACATAATAATAACACCTGTTACAAAATTGTCAAGACATCTAACATAATAGTAGCAGTTATTTCCGCTATAAATACTATTAAGGAGATTTCAATGAGATATTCGCAATTGATCGAAGATGTAGCTAATGACATCGCTGTTTTTTATGGCGGTCGTTTTCAACCTATGCATAGTGGGCATCATCAAGTGTATATGGATCTAGTGGAACAGTTTGGTTCCTCTAATGTATTTATCGCTACTATGTTAGCCCAAAATGCGGATCCTAGTAAAAACCCATTTACTTGGGAAGAAAAAACTATGATTATGCAAAAGATGTTTGGCATACCTGCAAAGCAAATTTTAAACACCAGTCCGTACAGACCTGATGTAAAACTAACTGGCAAAGATCCTAACAACACTGCTATTGTGTTAGTGTTCAGTGCTAAGGATGCAGGACGTTTAAAAGGTGGCAATTACCTTAGAGACTATGTACCTGGACAAGAGCTACTGCCAGGTGATCAAGCAGGCTATATACTTGAAGTCGGAATCAAAGAAGGTGGCATGAGTGCTACTGACTTTAGAAATGAAATGCAAAATGAAGCAGTACCAGAAGAAAAGAAACGTGACACGTTTATGAAGTTTTTTGGTAGCTTTAATGAAAAAATGTACAATTGGATTAAGGATAAACTAAATGCCAATGCTAGCTGAAAATAAAACTATGCTAATGCTTAAACCAGGAGCTCAAGGTTTATATCAAACACCTGCTGGCGCACCTGGTATTGTTTTTCCTTTTCAGCCTGATGTGTCTTACAGTCAGCCTGTAAACTATAATACATATGACTTGACACACACAAACTATGGATTTCATGCTTATAGGAATACACCTAGTCCGATGTTACAAGTAACTGCACAGTTTGCAAGTACAACAGACGAAGAAGGTAGATATACACTAGCATCTATACACTTTTTAAGAAGTGTTACAAAGATGTGGTTTGGTATAAATGAATCTACCCCTCCTGGGCCTGGTACTCCTCCTCCTGTGCTAGAATTTAGTAGTTTTGGTTCTCGTATGTTTAGCAGAGTTCCGGTTGTTGTTAGCAGCTTTGCTACTACTTTTGATAGCGGAGTAGATTTAAAACTTGTTGACGGGCAAAACATACCAGCGATAATGACATTTGCAATTGACTTAATGGTACAAGTTAATCCCGATAGACAAAAGAATGAATATAGTACTTCTAGTTTTGTTAGTGGAAGTGCATACTCGCAAGGATTTATTTAATGGCTAGACCTAATTATAAAGATACTAGTAACTATGCAATAACAGATATGAATAAAAAATATCTAGAGTTATATCAGCCTCCTATTACTAGAGATAAATTAGATGATCGTAGACATACACTGATTATACAAGAAAAGTATCACAGGCGCCCGGACTTGTTAGCATATGATTTATATGGTAATTCTAGACTGTGGTGGGTGTTTGTACATTACAACAGAAATGAAATCAAAGACCCGATTATGGATTTTACAGCTGGAAAGAAGATTGAGGTGCCAAAAACATTTAGTCCATCAGGGGTTAGATAATGGCCGTTCTCAGTGTTAGAAACAACAACCCAGGAAACATCAGAGATACAGGAATTGCTTGGGAAGGCCGCACAGGCAGTCAAAGCGGATTTGTAACATTTGCAACACCTGCAATGGGTGTACGTGCAATGACTAAAAATCTCTACAGTTATCAAAACAGAGGATTAACCAGTGTTCGCCAGATGATATCTACATGGGCGCCGCCAAGTGAAAATAATACCAATTCGTATGTTAATCAAGTTGCGTCAGCAATGGGTGTTGATCCTAATGCTAGTATTGATTTAAGAAGTGATCCTGCACTGACACAAAGAATGCTCAATGCGATGATTCGAGTTGAAGGTGGTGCAGAAGCTAGTAGTTATTTTAACAGTCATGTTGCTAGTGGTATTGCTATGGCAAATGGCACTACGCCTCCAGATGCTGCTCCTACCACAACAACAGATGCAGAAACAGCCGCATCGATAGCAGAAAACCCAACAGGAGATGCAGACGGCGACGGTGTTCCTAATGCTGAAGATGCAACACCAGCAGGCGAACCTCCAGCTCCTGGAAGTGACGGAGTTGGCAGCGGCGGCACTCCTTTTTACTTAGATAATATGTTAAATCGCTTTGACAACTACACTTATAGATGGGCGATACATATGGTGCATCCTTCAGAAAAAGATGCGTTTGAAGATAACATTCCTAATAGAGTTATTACGCTAGCTGACAGTGGTGTTGAAAGCGAAATTAATATTACAAATGTAGATCAAAACTTAGCACTTACTTTTAATCAACCTAATAGAAATGCTGTAGCTAACCAATTTATATTTGAATTGTCAGAGCCTGGAGGAGCAACACTGTTTAATAGAATTTTGCTAGGTGCTAGACTATTAGGAATTGAAAATCATTTACAAGCATCATATCTATTAGAATTAAAGTTTGTCGGATATAACCCAGACGGCAGTGTTAACAGTAATATAATAGGCCCGTTTTATTATAATTGTACAATGGCTAGTTTAACATTTGATTACAAAGACGGCGGCACATCATATAAAGCAGAACTAATTGAAACAGATTTGCATGCTTATGAAAGATTACACCTGCACTTGCCTCAAGACATTCAAGTAAGTGCTAGTACATTTGGGCAATTCTTAGAAGAGTTTGAACGTGAAATTAATGAAAAAGAACGTGAAAGAATTGAAAGATCACCGGGTCAGCTATTTCCAACAGAGTACACACTTACAACAGACAGCGAAGCTTCGGAATGGACTAGTTGGGGATTTGAAGCGGTTACAGGTGAACAATTAGAACAAACAAGTGGTATTAGTGTGTCAGGTAGTGGCTCACTTAATTTCGAATTGAATCAAGGTACTAGTGTTGTTGCTGCAATTGCAACTGCACTTTATCAAACCACTAACTTTCAAAGATTTCCAATATTCAATGGTGGGTTTGGTAAAGACAATCCAAGAGATGGAGAAGTTAAAGCTGAAAGTTTAGCACAGCTAATAACTTGGATGAAACTAAACACTTCAACTGCATTTGGTCCATATGATCCAATGGCAAGGCATTATCAAAAGAAACTTACATATACTGTGGGAAAATATATTACTCCGGAAATAGTTCACGATCCTGGTAGTTACTTTGATTCTATTAACAGTACAGATACACAAAGAGAACGTCTTAGAACTATTGTACGTGAAGGATTAATTAGAAAACGTTTTGATTATACTTACACAGGTACAAATACCGAAGTTATTGATTTAGATATTACACTAAACAATGCGTACTATCAACTTCAAGCACTAAATCACGGATTTGTTCAGCAACGTGATCAGTTCTTTGCAGGCGCAGGCGCAGCTACACAGCAAGCAGCTCGTGACAGAGGAACACACTTAGAATTACGTAATCGACTTGAAACTCTACAGCGTGAACAAACAGAATTACAAGAAAGTCTAAGGGGTCTTACTCCTACAGAACAAAACAATCAAGGACGGGCTAGTGTTGAAAGGCTTGCTGCACTTGAAAGTGAAATACAAGAAACAAGACAACAAGCTGACAGGGCCGAACAAGTTGCTTCGGCTAGTTTAGACTCTGCATTAACTAACAATGCTGGTAGATTAAGTCCAGTTGCTAGAAGGTATATTACTCAAAGTGATGTAGTTAGCAGTGCTAGTGTTGACCGTGCTTCGGGCAGAGATATGCCATTGAGTTTTTATCAAAGTGCTGTAAACAGTAATGCAACAGCAGGACCTGACAAAGGTGATAACCCTGGGGTTGTTATGTTAGGTGCAGTAGAAATTAATTTAAACACTTTAGGCGATTTAGTTGAACAAAATATTGTTGTTAGAGGAGATCCATATTGGTTAGGAAGACCACGTGGAGCTCAAACACAAGGTGAGTTTGCGGGTGCAAACTATGAACGAGGTGGGTTAAATTACTTTTTATATCTAAACTTTCCAACTTATCCTAATCCTGAATCAGGTCTCATGGAAGTTGCTGAACAAGATTTTAGTATTATGGGGTTATATAGAGTTTATGCTGTACAAGCAAGCTATAGAGATGGACAATTTATAATGACTCTAAGTTCTTTTAGAGACATGGCAACAAACGTTGGTCTAGTAGCACAAGAATTAATATCAGGTGTTATTGATACAGGTGTTGCAAATCAATTGCCTGGAATTAATCAACAAGGTGAAGGTGATGGCGGCGCACCTGGAGAAGAAACGCCTAGAACTCCAGGACCAGAGTTAGGTGATCTGAGAACTGGTACTGGAAGCGGCAATGTAACACAAGGACAAGGTGGGACTATACGTCCGGACCCAGTCAATCCTAGATTACTAGATATTCTTTCACGTGCAGGATCTGCTGCGGGCGTTGATGTTACAGTAAGCAGTGGCGGACAAGCTAGTCAGGCAGTTGGAACAGGTAGTACACGACATAATCATGGTTATGCAGCAGATGTTAGTATTCAAAGCGGAGGTAGAACACTGAGCTTAAATAATCCAGCAGATGTTCCTATCATTCAAAACTTTATGAGAGAAGCAAGAGCTGCCGGAGCAACTGGTCTAGGAGCAGGCAACGGATATATGGGAAATAATCATTATCACATTGACATTGCAGCATCTGTTGGACAAGGACCGGCAGCATACTGGGGAGGCCCACGAGACCCTAGAACAGGAACATTCATCAGCGCAAATGCTCCTCGGTGGTTAGGACAAATTTGGTCAGGAGGATAATATATGTCAGACATGGATAGATATACAGGTTTAAACAGAATCAGTAAAGGTGTTCCGGGTAGATTTGACCGTGACAATGTCGACGGCATGCGTAATCTCAATGGTCTTTTTCTAGCTAGAGTAGTAGGTGTTCAAGATGACACATATCAAGGACATGTAACAGTTGAACTTGTTGGTCATCAAACAGTTAACAACAGAGGCAGCAAACAAAGTTTACACAGAATACGTAGAACTAGTCCGTTTGGCGGAAACATGCAAGGAGCAGACCATACTTTATCATATGGTATGAGTAGTCATCCTCCAGCACCTGGAACAGAAGTTTTAGTTGGTTTTACAGGCAGAGAGCAAGAAGGTTTTATGGTAGGTATTTTACCTGATGCTACTAGAAATTCTTCTGTTCCTGGATTGCCTGCTAGTGAAGTGCAAGGAGAAAATGGAACTGTCTTAGGCGTAACAACAGATACTTCTGTTTTCGAGTCACAGCAAGGAAATCAGCGAACTAGACATCCTCTTGCTAATGGAATAGCACAACAAGGTTTAGGATTAGACCCTATTAGAGGTATTGGTAGTAGCGGGTCACGCCGTGAAAGTCCTAGCAATATGATGGGATTTAATAGTCCTGGTGGTCATAGTTTTGTTTTAGACGACGGAACTGTAAGTAGTGGGGCAGCATTAAACCCTGATCCTAATAGAGAGGCTGGGAAAAATAACTTAGTAAGATTGCGTACAGGAAGCGGCGCTCAGATTTTAATGAATGATAGTGCAGGTATTGTTTATATTATTAATCAATCAGGCACTAGCTGGATACAAATGAGCGATGATGGAAACATTGACATTTATAGCGAAAACAATATTAGCTTACACGCAACTAATGATTTTAACTTATACTGTGGCGGCGATTTTAATTTAGATGCAGACAGTATAAACATCAAAGCTAGAGGCAGCGATGGAATTAAAATGGAAACAGCTACAGGTGAGTTTAATGTACACAGCAACAAAGATATAAAACTTACAACTGATCTAAACATGCATTTAAAAGCAGCTGGCAATAGTAGGCAAACTGCTAAATTGATTGACTTGAACGGTCCTGAAGCAACTGAAGCATCTAAGCCAACTTCTAGTAATTTGTCTGTTAATAGAACAGTTAAAGAAAGCATCAACGGCAGAGTACCAGAACATGAACCATGGGGAGGTCACGCAGAAGCTGAAAGTTCATTGGCAGCACAAGCGCCAAGTAGATTTGCACCTAATGCTAAAGATTATGATACTGGAAACATACAAGCAAATCAAGGACCTGCTGGTGGCGGACGACAAACAGATAGCGCAGATATTGCACAGTCAGCTAGAGAAACAGGAGTTGGTAGAGAAACACTAACTCCAACAGGTGACATAAATCCAAGAACAGGACGACCATTCTAATGTTAACAGAAGTACCTAGATTTTTTCAAACTGTATGGACTGATTTTAGTATCAAAGATCAAACAATTTATGATACTAAAATAGATATTGGTGATGTGAGTTATAGTGACAATGTTAGAGACGTAGCACTTAACTTTCATAGATATAATGCTTATAATAAATCGGGGTATGGAGAAAGTACGTTCGATAGAGGCGTAACTGAACAAGAAGCATATGATAACTGGATACAAACATTTAATGTTCAAAATAGAATAGTATTAAAAGCACTAATAGCAGTAGGTGTTTTAAAAATAAGTCAGAATGTATATGATGCTTTTGTTTTATTAAATTGGACAACAGGAAAAACTCTAACAGTACAAGCAAGTGAAGGCATATATGATTTGAAACCTGCACTGCTAGACGATGATACTACTACACTTGCAAATATGATTAACAGAAGTACTATCAACAAACAAAAGTGTAATAGAGTTGCAAATATTTTACGCTTGGTAGATTATGGAAAACCTAAAAACAGAAGCTGGCTCAGAACAAACGGCATTTATGAAATGCGAACAAAAAATGAATTGGGTGAGCTAACATCTGATCAGTTACGAGCAGCAAGATTTGCATATTACGCAGAAACACTAGACTTTTTACCGTTTACACCAGAAGGAATAAAAAGAGACATTGCTTCTAAATATAAAGAAACGTTGATCCAACAAACATTTACCTATGATGGCAATAATAATACATTTGAATTATTTCAAACACCTAGTATGATGCCTGTAGAAAAACTATCTGTATATGTCAATAATGAATTTATTCAGCATTATTATGACTATACACTAAGTGGACAAGTGTTAACAATAACAAAAACCATTAACATAAACGACATTATCAAAACTACTATTAAAATATAAACTGAGTAGTTAATTTCGCTATAAATAGTAGTATGGCAACATATATTGGATATAGTAGTATTGGTAGTGTAATAGGAAGCAAAATCCTTACAGATGCGGATTTAGCTAAACGTGATCTTATGAATCACTTTTACACCAGAAAAGGCGAACGTGTACAAAACCCACAGTTTGGTAGCATCTTACCAGAACTGGTTTTTGAACCTTTAGATTATACAACAGAGCGAGCAGCATTAGACGATGTAACTCGTATTATTAAAAGTGATCCTAGATGGATTGAAGAAGAAACACTTTTGTCAAAACCAGACGATCATACATTGACAATAAGAGTTAGATTAAGATACAAAGATACTGGCACAGCAGAAGAATTGTATCTAACATTTACAGGCGAGACAGAATAATGGCACAAGGCGCAAGACAAAGCAGTTTGTTTGCTGCGGAAGATTTTAGCGTAGTATACGAAAGTTTCAGTGAGGCTAATTTTCAAGCATATGACTATGAAACTATCAGAAATACTATGGTTGAATACATTAACAATAACTATCCAGAAAATTTCAATGACTGGATTAGTTCAAGTGAATTTGTAAGTTTAGTAGAACTTATGGCCTTTTTGGGTCATAACTTAGCATTTAGAGCGGATTTAGCTAGCAGAGAAAATTACCTAAGTACAGCAGAACGCAGAGAAAGCGCCTTGCGTATTGCTGAATTTTTAGGTTACACGCCTACAAGAAATATTATTGCTAGCGGCTATTTAAAAGTTGAAAGTGTTCGTACTTCTGAGCACGTATATGATGTAGATGGCAATAGTCTTGCAAACCAAACTGTGCAATTTGAAGATGTCACTGATCCTGACACTTATCAAAACTTTATTACAATTATGAATGCTATTTTTCAAAGCAGTAGTAGGTTTGGATCTCCTTATGCTAAATTTACTAAGAACGGCATTCAAAACGAAATATACAGAACTAGTAGTGTAAACAATACTAACAGTCAAACATTTACAGGAAACGTAAACGGAAGAAGTGCAAGTTTCAGTTTGCATAGTGTTTCCTACAATTCGACTACAAACACACTAATTGAAAAAAATCCTAACCCGTACGGCGTTATTGATATGCTTTACCGCAATGATAACAGTGGGTTTAGTAGTCCTAACACAGGATTCTTTTTAGGATTTAAACAAGGCACACTTGATTATAAAGATTACAATATTACTAACGGATTGCCTAACATGGTAATCGATGTTAATGTTAATAACATTGCCAATGGAAACATCTGGGTGCAGACAATCGACGAAGCAGGACAAGTTATTAAAACTTGGACTAGAGTTGATAGACTATTCGGAATGAACAGTATTTTTAACTCAGCTCAAAACAACATCAGAGACATTTATACAATCAGTAGTAGAGAAAATGATCAAGCAAGTATTGTGTTCAGCGATGGACAATTTGGCAATATACCACGTGGAATTATTCGTGTATGGTACCGCACAGGTTTAAATCAAAATTATACATTAAACCCTGACAGCTTTAGCGGAACACAATATAGTTTCACATACACTGGCGCAGATGGAAACACATATAATGCATTATTTTCATTAAAGTTAAGAAGTAATGTAACAAATGCTAGTGCAAGAGAAAGTATTGAAAGTATCAAAGCTAACGCAGGACGCTTTTTTGCTACACAGGATCGTATGGTCACCGCAGATGACTACAGTTTGTTTCCTTTAACAGTTAGTGAAAACATTCGTAAAATTAAAAGCATTAACCGTGTACACAGTGGCCATAGTAGATTCCGTGATTTATACGATCCTACTGCAACTTATAGTGACGCTACTAATTACTTAGATGACGGTTATATGTACGAACAAAACGAAACAACACGTAACTTAGTAAGTCTACCAACAAATCTAAATAGTGAACAAATATATCAAAGATATATAAAGCCGTTACTTAATAATCCAGAAGTTAAAAACTTTTATTACAATAGACACAACTATGTTGCAGGTAAAATGAATGGAAAACTTCACTATAGCGATACTACACAAGCAATTACATATTGGACAGCAGATGGCAGTGCAACAGGTTGCTTCCGTTGGAACCAAGTTAATAAAAGTTCAAATAGCTGCACAGGATACATTACTTACAACAGTATTGTTCAACGTTTAGGTACAACAGCAACTAATAGTTTACACAAAGCAGAAATAAATGGATTAGTAGAATTTATAACTGCTCCTTACAAATTAGGATATATTAAAACAATTGCAGTTACTGACGGTGGTAGCGGTTATACTGGTACGCCTACTGTTACCATTGGCGGAGTTGGAACTGGCGCAACGGCAATTGCAAACGTTAACGCAGGTGTTGTTGTTAGTGTTACTATCACTGACAGTGGTGAAAATTATAACGATGCAACTAGTGTTACAATTACGGGTGGCGGCGGATCAGGCGCTACTGCATCTGTAACAGTTGCTAGTGCAGACACACAGTGGGTTAGAGTTATAAATCTATACAAAGATGGTCTTGGAAAAGATGATGCAACAGGCACACCAAACGGCATTGACCCAACAGGTAAAGGTGCAGTTGTGATCAACGGTGTTATACCAAGCGGGGCTAGAATCAAACGTATTGTTCCAAGTTGGAACTATGACTTATCTGAATCTGTAAAAGCTGATGTATTAGCAAAGATACTTAATAGAAACAGTTTTGGATTGAGATATAACGCAGCAAGCCAACAGTGGATGTTGATTGAAAGTGCAAATCTTCCAAGTAATACAGCAACTACTAACGATGTTAGTGTGTGGACTAGACTGTTTGAAGGTGATACTAGCAGCACAGGACGAGACCAAAGTTGGGTTATTAGAGTTAACTACAACAGTGATAACTGGGAAATATTAACTAGAAAAACACGTTATGTATTTGGAAGTGATAAAACGGTTAGATTTAACAATCTAAACTTTGCTGAAACATTTAGTAGCGAAACACTAAAGCCGCACAAAGATAGTATTACAATTTTAGATATAAACACACAAAATTCAACTACTAAAGTGCCGTTAGGTAAAAACTATAAGTTCAACACATTTGGATATTTCACTTATGCAGATGGATATACAGATCCGCACAAAGTTCGTGTCACACTTGCAGATCCAGACAATGACGGATTTCCAAATGATCCAGAAGCATTCTTAAAAGTTATTTCACAAGATACTATTAAACTTGGAACTGTTACTGAATATGGATATAAGTTTGAAGTACAAGATAATGCAAACGGGTTAACCATTGTTAACGGTAGAGGCAACCTAAGATCCAAATATGAAAGAATTGCAGATATTAATCAAGTAATTGATCCTGCAACAACTAATATT